GGTAAAGATTTTTATAATAAAGTTGGCACAAATAAGGTTTCAATTAGAAGGATCTTTTATAAAACGCCACAGGCAATGTGGAGATTTTATGGATATTATGGTGGACTGAACACAGTCGGCAACCTTCAAAATTATGGCCAATGGGCTGATGATTCACAATTTCAAATTGTTCCTGTTTGGCAAAATAAACTTCAGGCTAAAAGTTTCGAAAGTTCAATATATACGAGAAATTCTCATTATTCGTATGAAATTAAAAATAATAACTTGAGAATATTTCCTTTATCAACCACTGTCTCACCAGATAAGATGTGGATTAAATTCACGATAAAAGAAGACGCATGGGAAGATTATGAAGACAGGCAATCAGGTGTAGACGGTGTCAACAATATGAACACTCTTCCATTTGCTAACATACCTTATGAAAACATAAATTCAATTGGAAAACAGTGGATTAGAAGATTCGCTTTGTCTTTGGCAAAAGAAATGTTAGGTCAAATTAGAGGCAAATTTTCCACTATGCCCATACCTGGAGATTCCGTAACCCTAAATCATGCCAGTTTATTGAGTGAGGCCAAAGAAGAGAAGGAAAAACTAAGAGAAGAGTTAAAAACAACGTTGGATGAGTTGACATATGCTAAACTAGCAGAACAAGATGCAGCTAAATCCGAGTCAGTTCTTACTGTAAACAAGAGAACAGCGTTGCCAATTTTTGTAGGTTAATTATAAACAATGACTAAATGGAAACAACCAGAGCAGCCGCCACCACCGTTATTCACCGGCAAGAAAGAACGGGATTTGGTGAAGCAGGTCAATGACGAGCTGATTGAAAGGGTAATTGGTCAGCAAATTTTATATTATCCTATAAGCTTAGAGCATACTAATTTCCACCCTTTATATGGAGAAGCCATTGAAAAAACGTTTTTACCTCCAATTCGTGTTTATGCGCTCGTAACGTGGGAAGAATTACAAACGTCATGGTTGAGTAATGTAGGTGTTGATAAAAAAGCTTCAATAAATGTACACTTTCACAAAAGAAGATTAACAGAAGATCAAGATCTTTATGTTCGAGTTGGAGATTTTGTCTCGTATGGTGACATATATTATGAGATTGCAAATCTTAGCGAGCCAAAACAATTATTTGGACAACCACAACATCGCATGGAGATATCAGCAAAGTGTATTAGGGCACGCAAGGGGCTTTTCGATGCCAAATGATAAAAAATATACAGGAATTTCTGAACCAAAGATATTAGAAGAACGCATTATTATGCCTTCTACCTTTGAAACCATTGATGGCGCTGTACTAGGACTTTTAGAAGAAGGTTTTAATGTTTTTTGTACAACTAACGAGGGGTGGAAAAAGGTTCCCGTAATTTGGATGACAGCCGAGAGAGCTTTTCAAGTTAAGAATAATCAAAATTTAAGAGACTCCACTGATTCTATAGTACTACCGGTTATTACAATCGAGAGAACATCCATGGATAAGAATCCAAATAACAAAGGAATATTTCAAGCACATATTCCCCCCACTTTTGATAAAAAAGGCGGATCAATCACGGTTGCTAGAAGAATAAATCAGGATAAAACATCAAAATACGCAAATGCAAACGCTTTTGATAAAAGAGGTCAAATTAATTTTCCGAAACAAAATAAA